CATCAGGCTTTAAATCAATTGTTCCAACTGAAGAAACCTCTAGAAGTTCCCCCAGGATTGTAGCTAATTGCTGTTTTGTAACTTTTGCCACGTTATTTCCTTTTACAACCAACGCATAATCAAAGTCCGTCAACTGCGATACTTCATTTAATTTTTTATCTGCCATAATCGTATTTTTTTTAATTATTTATTACTACTTGTTTTCTACCACTTGAACATATCCACCCGAAACAAGATTTTCCAAGTCGAATGCCATGCCTATCCCGCTGTCACGGATACAGAGATAAAGAACCTCCTTATCGGTGTAATACTTGCCTTCTTCCAGCACCATGTTATGTACCCAAGGTATAGGATCATCCAGTGTGCCGGAGTGCTCTATCTGCACAACCTTGTACAAGGATTCCGTACCCGTTCCCGGCTTCCAGTCCTTCTGCGGTGTATGTTTCTGTATAACCTCATAGAGTGTGCGGCCATAGCGGAAGCGGAACTGCACATCAACCTCTGTACCTATCAGATCCTCCCATACGGGAAAGTACTCTTTCTTCGACAATGCTTCTTCTGTAGTAAGCCCGGCATTGTTGATATTCGCTGAGATATCATTGAGCAGCGTATCCACACGGTCAAGTGCTTCAACGTCTATAGCCGCCACATCAATAAATGATGCTTCGGCAATCATCTGCTCCTTCTGCTTCGATGTGATCTCTTTCCACACAGCCACATCCTCAGGGCTGTTTATCAACACCTGATTTTCAAATCTTCGTTCCGACAGAGGCATATCCTCGGCCTGTGTCAGATAACAATCATAACCTGCTTGTAATATCATCCTTGTTCCTCCTTTTCTTTTGTGTCCAAATAATCGTTTATGGAATCCGCATAAACTCCCGAAAACAACGGCGTACAGTCGCGTATAATTCGTATTTCCCGTTCATCGTAATCTACTTCTCCTTTGCCAGAGTAAATCTTATGAGCCAGAGAACTGGCGGCTATGCCCGGAACATTTGTGTATATGGCATTAGCCAATGACTCCGCAATATCCATCTCAACTCTGATATCCTTCTTTATCCCTGTGTAACAAGGAAATTTTGTAAAATCTATTTTCATAATTTATATTTTTAATTCCAACAATCAATCCAGTTCATAAACCACTTGTTATTATGCTTGTCATAATACATTGCTGCCGCCTTTGACTTGGCCAAACCTATCGAAGTGCTGACCTCCCCGGAATTCCAGCCGACAAGATTTGTTCCGGCTATGGTCACATCACCACCAGAAACGTTTCTTATCCAGTAGAACTGCCCGTCTTCCGCAGTGGACGGAACAGTCAGCGTAATACCGGACGTTACAGCCATGATAACACTATCCATCACTGACAAAGTTGTGCTCTTGCTTATTCTGCGCAATCTGAGCCTAAACCCACAGATGTCCCCCTTGACGATATACAACGCATGATTCCCGGTATACTGAAAATCATTATCATCATAAGCATGGGAACCTTGTATGTCAAAATACATGCCCACATTGCCATACGCCGTATTCGTTATATTCCTATTAACCGAAATACGGGATGGGCATAATATTGCCCCCCCACTAGATGAAGGAAAAGTATCCGCTCCAATAAACACGCTTGAATAACTTCCGGTAAATCTTACCAAGTTGGCGGAAAGGAGCATGGCATTATTCCCGGAAACCGATTCCATACTTGAGGTGGTAATATTGAAACCGCCAATATTTCCACCTGTGGCAGTTATTGTCCCCGTGATATTTGCCTTCGTTGCAACAAGATTCCCTTCCTGATCCACCCGGAACGGAGCACTGCCCGGAACACCACCGCCAGCCCATATCCTTACAGGTGTCGTACCGGCTTCCTTGCTGCTTCCTCCTGTAAGACCGGCTACGACATTATTATTCGAATCCTTTATTATCAGTTCATTGCCTTGGACGAAATCAAGACTGGCGTTCTTGGCAATAATAAGACCGGTATAGATGGGTGCCATTTCATTAACCGCTGTCCAATAAGTGGTATTACCCGGCCCGTTCGAAGACGAAGATGTGTGTGTTGACTTACACATGTACATATCCCATCCGTATAATGAACTTTGGCTAGTGTTCTTCTTGGCCACTATATCAATATACCGCGTGCCGCTTTTAAGAGCTTCGTCATTTCTGTATGTTACCCCTTCTTTCCATTCGGAACTCCGTATGATACAGCCCTGTATGCCTTGTACGCCCTGATCTCCCTTATCTCCTTTGTCCCCCTTTTCACCATCATCACCCTTGTCGCCTTTTTCTCCGGTATCGCCCTTCTCAGCCCATACGTCATATTCGGCTGTATTCACTTCACCCGTCAGCACATAGCCACCGTCATTAAATGTGAACCGGTTGCCGGCATTATCCGTCCAACACCACAAGGGAGGATTCGTAGTGGATGCCTTGGCTACATAAGAGCCACCACCCATCGAAACGACACCCATCTTGGGAACGACCATTCCGGTCTTGAACTGCCCCATCTGGGTGTAACCCTGTCCATCCACGCCATCCTGAATCATCGGCACGCTCTCTATATCAACCAATACACCTTTCGCATCATAGAATGAAAATATGATTTTGGAAGAAATGGATGAAGAAGGAATAGAGGCACCATTACTGGTACTGATTTCAGAACCGTTATCTATGGCGTATTTCAAGGTTCCATCCGTAGTGACTTCCGAAACACCGCCAACTGTTTTCATCCTCGTTGCAGAAATCCCGGAAACGGAATACGTACCGTCTTTCTTCTTCACAATATTGCTCGCCGAAGTGACCAGACTATACAATACCGCATTCTTACCGCCACGTACACCGACAAGCGTGAACTTGAGTACACGTGACTGTTCCACACCGTCAGCCATAGCCTTCACGGTAATTGATATCTCAGTACGGTCAGCAAGAGCCGTTCCTTTCGCTACAGATAATGTAATATCACCCGTAGACAAGTCATAAGAGGATGTTACACCTGTCACGCTCTGCACGGATATGGAGGAAAGGGAAAGCTTTGTTGCTCCGTTCCACATGGATGCTGTTGTCGTAATTGACACCTCATCCACTGTTTTCCCATTTTCGTCCAATGCCGCATTATCCATCTGGTTATCCAGGTCGGCACTGATCGCATTGAACGAATGGTTAGCCCACGGTTCGGGAGTAGAGAAAGCACCCCATATACCGTCCTTCTTTGTCCTTTTGCTTACCCATTCATAGGGTATGCTTGCCGACACGCCTACAGGATCATCATTCCAGCCGGAAGGCACATAATCGTCAGTCTGTGATGTTTCCGGAGTGGAAGGTCTTGTATTCGTTGTGGTGTTCGTGAAGATAAACTCATGATCTTTCGCATCCCTTCCGTCTTTTCCGCTTTGGACAAGAAGTTCATATTCGTCGGTATTTATCTCTCCTGTAAGACAATAACCGCCATCGCTGAACGTAAACCGGTTGCCGGCATTGTCCGTCCAGCACCATAAGGGAGGATTCGTAGTAGCCACCTTGGAAAGGAATGAACTTCCTCCCATTGTAACGATACTCATTTTGGGAACAACCAAGCCGGAATACCACGGACCGCTATTGGTCACGCTCACACCGTCCTTTCCCGGTGCTCCCGGTGTTCCCGTATCACCTTTAGACGCAATTTCCAGCCAGTCGCCATTAGATCCCGGTACAGAGGACGAACCATCCTCATTGATACACGCCCACATGCTTCCGTTATAAGACAAGCTGTCGTAGTAATCGTAATGTACGCCAGGTATATAGCCTTCCTCACGGAAATTCAAAGTCTGCACAGGCGTTCCATCCGGTTTTATCTGCTTGATGATACCTGTCATATATATATTATTCAGATACATGGAATAACCGTCCATGTTCAGTCCGAATATATTCAGATTGGAAAGGTCGCCATATTGTAGGGCAACATTGGCGGCGGAGATCTCCCATGTATTCTGTTTCCACAACATACGGGTGTAAGTCCTTGTTTCGTAGACTGAGGTCTGGCGCTCCGTGTCGATGAAGTTACCATATGCAACGAATGTCATCATTTCAAATGGATCGAAAGAAGAAGACCACGATGAAGAGGTTGGACGCAACTGGTACTTGAATGTTTCGTTCCTTTCACCTGTAACTTCCGTAATCGTGAAATAGACCGTACAGAATCCGGCAAAACGTCTGTTACCCTTCCCGTCATCGTAGTCCTCCGTAGCGTTCCCGGTGATGTTATGATAGATACCCATACAGATATCACCTACTGCGACAGCTCCGATCTCACCGTCTTCCAACTTAAGCGTACATGTCTTTGTTTCTGTATCTACTGTTTCTATAATGCCGGCTCCGGGCGCACGCCACTTGTCGCCCAGCGTGACCATCACACGATTGTATCTTAATTCGGGAACTTCAAGGAACCGGCGGATAAACATGCTCTCAAACTCTCCATGCCCTGTATCGAATATCTTGGCTCCGAATCCGGTCAAACCGCTTGCAAAACCATTCTTCCCGAAAACAGCACCGGCAAACATGCTGAGAAGGAACTTAGTGGAATCCGCCACGTCCTTCCGCAAGAATATCTCTTTCAGTTTCTCCGCACTGTTCTCTATCTCAGTCATTACACGCAATGCGCTCATCACGTCTTCATCGGTGTAGGTAACATCCCTGTCACCCTGCTTCACAATGCGGTCTACCAAATTCCCGGCTATTTTCAGACCTTTGAGAAAATTGATTATGCCTTGCGCATCATCATCGTTCAATGCGGATAAGAACCAGTTCTGTACAGGTGTGTCCTCATCCAGCGTATATGCGGAATTGGCATGCTTGGCATTGGTGACATCACCGCCGCCACCGCCACCCTGTATAATAGTCACAGAGCGGGGAACATACTTCCCATCACGCTCCCTCGGTACTACCTTACTTATGATTCTTATATCTGACTTTATCGCCATTCTCTATCATTGATAATGTTACTGTATTCTGCTCGTAATCCCATACACCACTTAATAACAAGAATTTCTTACTAACCATAGAATTGTCATACAAAACCGTGAAAGGATGAATGAGATCACTGTTTTTTAATACCTGAGTTAACTTGATTTTGGTTACTCGGTATCGGTTAATTATACGCCTGATCAACGCTTCTTCGGGGCGCACAAGCGTACCTTCTATTGCCGAATACAAGTTGTTTGTTAAAAAATTGCCATTTAAAAGAGCTTTGCTGTAAGTCGCCCCGTCTTCATTATAACTACTTATGCCAAATTCTATCTCGTCAAGTTCGGACATAAATTTTTCATTGACTACATTCTCGTATACACGATCCCCGTTCTCACCTTCATCTACAACTCCGTCTTTTTTCTTATAATTCAGATTAGGATTCTTGTATATATATCCATAAAATTTTATACTCCCAGCTCCCGATTCAGGAGTAAATCCTATTTCACTTGTCCTTCTTATCTTTAATGCTAAATCCCCTATAATCGGTGCATTATCCGGCAATTTAATAATATATCCGGACAGACCAGAATACGGCATATCAGGTGACTTGGTATTCTTAACAGTTAATGGAGAGCCTGCGCTTTCGTTTTCATATCTGATCTTAAATTCAGCCTCACTGTCAACCCACGAACTTCCATTCCAATACTTATCTCCTATCCTTAGCACATAAGTAATATCAGCATACCCGGATTTCCCCGAAGGCTTACAGAACGCTAAATTTGCATCGTCCCACGGAACTATAATACTACCGTCAATACTTAATGCTCCATTCATCCACGCAGCTCCCTTAGCACCTTTTATCGCAACCAAATCCTTACTCATTGCCTCCCCCGGCTTTTCCTGAAACTGCTGCCCTTTCACTCTATCTTGAACGGCCAATGTCCATGAATAGTCAGAAATGTCAGGGATAAAATCCGATCTTTCCCACTTTCCCCCATATTCACTAATTTTTAGCAATGCGCTTCCGAAAGAATTATTCATTGCATCTTTCGGATCTTGTTTTTCCCCTGTATCGCCATCGTAAGAGTCCAATTCCCATTTTTCAGGAATTAAAAACCTTTTGCGTACCACCTTAACATCATCCCCTGACAGTTTATCATAACTTACACTTTGGTAACCGTTTTCTTTCAACGTTTCTAAATCTTCATTCTCCACCAATTCGTCAAAGACGTTGTTTATCGCCTTAACAGTAACCTTATTATACCCGGGAAGCACATCTATTGTATGATCACTACCACCGAAGCCGATATCCTGAAGCAATACAGTGTTTGGAGTAACCATCTCATAAGTGACAAGATCCTCGCCATACGAGAAGTATTCCCCTTTCCAATCTGCATCAACAAAATACAGGCTACCTTCATAATCGTATAAGGTCCAATTAAAAAAACGACAAAAATACTCCAGTACCTCGTCCAACATCATCCCTTCTGAGGTGAAGTTTTCTTCTGCGAGAGTTATCTCATCGAATATGTTTTTCTTTGTCGAATAATTCACTTCTGACGATCCATAGACATAAGGTATATATATCTTTTCATATCCCCCATTAGCTGATCTTATAATGTACCTTAAGAGGTTTATCGACGTTATAAATCCATTCTCTGTCTGTTTCTCATATTGTATATTCTCAAGCGTTCCTATTGCGCTTATGCAGTTTATACTCAATTTATCCGCAATTGGCACATAAGCTTGAGTAAACACTTCCGGTTCCACATATCCCGTCCATAACAGTTTATTCCCTCTATACAATTTTACAGCAACATGGTGACTGTTTACGCTAAACAAGTCATTCAACAAACTATCAGTCACAATGGATACTGATGCTGTAGATGTCCGTACAGGCTCGTACACAAACTCTTCATCTGTCCCTGTTACGACAAATGCGGACGGTGCACCTGTCAGTGTTTCTATTTCACCTATATAATCCTCCATGTAGAATTTAATCTCCAAGGATTCACCGGCATAATTGAAAAATGGCAATCTATATCTCTGCATAGTTAAAATATTTTTTTCCCAGTCCTCTTACCATAATTTTTAAGCTGTAGATATGCAGTATCTCCATCAAGCTGCATCTTTCCTCCAACTTCCACCCTCACATTAGCCATTCCAGTTCCTCCTATCATATCCTTTAATTTACTTAAAGGCGCAATAACTTCCGGATTACTGCTTGCACCTGGGTATTCACCCACTTCTGCCAATGTCCTTCCAGAAACCACGCCTCCATTCGCAAACTTCGGAATCACTGAAAACGCAGCAATAGCAGCAGCAATAGCAGCTCCTATTGCTATAATATTTGCAGGGAACGGAAGTTTTGCAGCACTCTTACCGGCATCACTCGCGCCTTCCGCCGTATTAGCAGCGACTTTTTTCCCCGCATTAACAACCTCCACACCTGTCGTTGCTGTATCTACAGCCGCCTCCGTAGTCGCATTGGTCACCTTGGCGGCTGTCGTTGCTGTATCTATCGCAGCCTCCGCTTCTTTTGCCTTCCCGAGCTTTTCTGTCAATTCCCTTAGGGTGTCTATAGTCTGTATTATACTCATAAAACTATCTACAGAATTGACCATCACATTCCATACTGCCATTATTCTCTCCCATGCAGACGCATCTTCATCATCCATTACATCTCTCAATTGAGTAAATGCACTAACCATTCTGTCTGCACTGGATGCTATATTTTTCACCCCTGAAAACATCCCTTGTTTCAACTCCTTACCCAAGTCCTTTATATCTTGCCGAACTTGGGCTATTTTCAGTGCTTTCTCTAAATCCGGCACATTAGCCATAGCTTTCGCTAGTTCCTCATCTAAAATTTTTCCGGCGTTTCTAGCTTCCTCCTGTAAATCTTTTGCATAGTCTTTCGCCAAATCAAGATTTTCTTGCGCGATATCTATGGTTGTTTTTTTATAATCAAAGGTTGTATCTCTTTCCTTCTTCTTTGTCGGGGTCCCCATTAATTGGGCATTCATCCTCATAGCTGTGATGAATGCCTGACCTTCAACACCAATTCCCGAAATGGAGCTGGCTGCTTTATCCATTTCTACCGCAAGTGCCTGTACATTCTTTCTGTATTGTTTTTCTGTTATTAAGCCATTGGCTTTCTGCGCACTCAATTCCGCAAGCCTCTTGGAATACTCTTTTTGAACATTTTCAAGCTCAACAGCACCCGCCAAAGCATCCTTTTGCCTTACTGCCGCATCTGCTGTTTCTTTTAATTTCTTGTAAAAATCACTCTCTAAAACTTTCCGATCGTTAGAGCCGCTAGCCTCAGCATACAACTTGATATTCAACTCTGCTAATGCCTTATTATATTCTGCCTGAGATATAGATCCTATCTTATATTTTGCCTCCAATTCAGACAGTTCTTTGGCTGACTTTTCTTCCAGTTTCTGCAATGTTGTTTTCTGGACTTGCCCCTCTTCAATACCACCTTGAGATACACCCGCACCTGTATTTACAGTATTAACTTTAGCGGTTGATTGTTCCAACTTCGTATTAATATCGGCTAAAATCCTATTCTGTTCCGTAAGTTCCGCATCATATGTCTGTATATCCGAGCCTGTTCCTTTCCCAAATTCATCATGCACTATTTTTTTTATCCCATTCCATAATACATTTACACCCCATTCACTCCCCGATGCTACTTCTTCTTTTCTTTCGTTTTTTCTCCTCTTAATATTCTCTATATTACTCTCTACTTCTAGCTTTTTCTGTGTCAAATAATCCACTTCCGCAGCAGCTTTCAAAAGTTCAACCCGTTCCGCAAACTTCTCATTCAAATCTCCTTGAATAACAAGATTTTTTTCATCTATAGAGTAGTTTGTATTAAGCTGCTGATTTATTTTAGACAAAGCCGCTTTACGCTCATCTATGCTACGATTCAAATCAGTCGCTATCTTATACTGTGTCTGTAGATTAACAATATCTGATGTATTGGTGCTCTTTCCTAATTCAGCCTTATAATCAGAGAACAAGTTTTTTATTCTCTTGGCTTCCTGATACATTACTACCAATTTCGCCACAATCGCACCGATAGCAGCTATTACCGCAGTCGGAGCAATGGACACTAGAGCAGTTTTTATAGATTTTACAGCATTGGCAAACATCATCCTCATTGTAGAAGTCGCTTTTTGCGATCTCCATGCAACTTCATCGAACGATTGCCCGGCTGCTTTTGCCGCGCGCCTAGCTGCTGCTTTTGCCGCTAATTCAGTTTTTTGAAAAGAAATGATCAGTTTATTAACCAAGCGACTAGTTACCAATACAGATATAGCAGTAACAACGTAAGTTATAAGACTTTGTATATTATCTGCCGCTGTTTGAATATATCCCGTAAGCCAGTCAATTATTGATTTATATTTACTTTGTACATCGGACTTATTGACCAGCCCGGTAAATGCATTTTTCAAACGATTCAGAGAAGTTTCCAAATTATCAGTATCCACATTAGGAAGCATCTCATTCAATGCATCCGCAAATCTTGGAAGCACATCCGCGCTCAATAATTTACCTTCCTTCAACAACTTATCAAGACCTGCAACACTCGTTCCTGCCGCTTTGGCCATAGCTTGCAAGGCTATCGGCAACCGTTCTCCCATCTGCAAACGCAATTCTTCAGAGCTTATCTTTCCTTTGCTCATCATCTGAGACAGAGCCAAAAATACACCATTGCTGTCCTCTGCACTCATGCCAAATGCAGTTGTCGCCCTTGACAGGGATTCAAATATTTTCCTCTGCTCCTGCATAGACATTCCCGATATACTAGCCGCTGCCGTAAACTTCGCGTAATTCCCAGTAAGAGCATTTATCTCCAATCCATATTTTTTCGCCAAATCTAAAAGGTAACGCTGATTGTCTGCAAATTTGGACATTGACCCTGAAACATTCTTCAATGCGGTTGTTACCCTGTTTGTCTCTTTCGCCACCTCTATAAATCTAGTCACAAGATTGGACAATCCTATACCACCGACACCTAATGCAGCCGCAAAAGTCAGTATCTGAGCCTGCATGGCCTGAAATCCTGCCTTAACCTGATTGGTCCCCTTTCTGAAATTCTCCGTCAGAAAGTTAATTGCTATTGAAAATGATAATCTACCGGCCATATTAATTCCCCCTACTCTTCCAGTTTATTTTATTTATATCAAACAAATCACCATTAAGGAACTTCATCAACTGTTCTTCATTCTCACGCATTTCCTTTTCAGCCTTACGCCTCATCTCATCCGTTTCCCATGGGAATGGGTATAATACTTGTGGGGATGATACCTTTTTCCCATCTATATGAGGAAGTATTGATATATAGGTCCATAATCTGGCATTTTCCAGCTCTTCTTTGCGTTTTCTTTCGTAAGCTTCTATATATAATGGCAAATCACACAAATCCATTTCCTCCATCGCATAATGAGCGTCCAACCCACCCATTACCAACATGGATACTATCTCACCAATACTACACGATATCCCCCCTTCTGATTTCGTATCATCAGATGATTCAGTTCCTTGGAATTGAGCCATTATGCCCATTGCCCTATCAAGTCTTAACATCAGATCCTTAAAAATACCATCATTCTCCAATGCAGTTTTAAAGACCTCAAATGTATAAGGAGTGTTATCCACATTCATTACGTATAAAAAAGCATCGATATCTTCTTTTGATGAATAGTCCATCTGAGAGAAAGGCTTTTTCATCAATTGTTCCCATCTGATAATCATCCTCACGGTATATCTATGAAAAACAGCATTCTTTATCGGTTTTTTAGATGGAACCGGATGTTTTTCCTCTCGTAAACACCATCTTGTAAAAAAGAAGAGAATTATAATACAACTAACAGATATTATTACTAATTCCATATATTCTTATTTTAAAAAAGGCAGTCTGTATAACTGCCTTCTCTTATTACATTTTAATAATTACGCACCAGCACCATCCTCTAACGGGCCCGTACCTTGAAGCGTTACAGAACTTGTACAGATCGCCCCATTATCAGCCTTCATTGATAGTGCGGTAATGATTGCATTGCCTTTGACATATTCCTCCCCTTTAGGGAAGTCGCCTTCTGTTTCTTCTGTTTTGGCGATTACAAACGGAATTGGAGTACGCTTCTTCATCAATTCCTTCAACGTAACAAACGACATATGCCCCGATTTTAAAGACAACATACTTTCGCTTGATACTGTATAACCTAACTGTCCTGTCAGGTATTCTTTCCAGTTACCCGACATCTTGTTGCTGGTATCAATTGTATCTGCACTAATATCAATGCCACACGATGTGCCAAAAGCTATCGGAACTATTTCTTTTGTACTTGGTTCTTTAGTGACTTCAACAAACAGCATTAACTTGTCACCGACAATCATGTCTTTACTTGAATCATACTTTTTTTCTGCCATAATATTTAAATTTTGATTATACCACTAACCAAAATTTTGTATGACAAAAACAAAAAAAAGGGATACTGAACTTAGTATCCCTTTGCTAATTATAAAGAACTGATCGAAAATTGAAGCACTTGAACGTACTTGTTATCAACATAATCCTCTGTAGAATCTTCCAAATGAATCGTCATTGTTGGATTTTTAAAACTTCCCTCCAAAGCTGAATATATCAAGGAAGCAATCTGGTTACTTCTGTCGTAGTTGTCACTGATCACACTAACATAGACGATAGGTATTTGACGGGCGACTCCCATTTTACTATACTCTTGCTGATATCCATCACGCTGATATACTATAAAATCACCATCTGTCCCATCCGGAGCCACTATAGGATAAATTTTCCTACCGATAAAAGTGCTGACATCCTTAGATTCCAAAAGTATTCCACGTATCTCCGTGGTTATTCCAAACATATTCATACTTATCTTCTTTCATTGATTCGCTGGATAGCCCTTTTTAAGCCATCATACAAAAATCGCTCCGCCTTGGCCTCCTCAGATTTACGGGCATCCGACCAAAAACTATTCCCAGGCATAATACCGGATGTGCCAGTAAGCGGGTGTGGACGTTTTCTTGTTCCCATATCCACGAGATGAGCATGAGCTCCTGATTGTGTAAAACCGGACAGTGCACCTAACTTCCTTCTCTTTACTCTCGTAGTAAAAGAGCTTTCCAAATTTCCTGTAACCTTTCCACTTTTACGCATTCTTGCACGGAGATTGGTTTTTCCCTTACGCATGAAAACAGAAGCAGCGGATCTTAGTCCACTACGGATTGCTTTATCCTTTTCAAAATCCTCCAGATTCCGAACTAGATAATGAATATTTTCTTGATCTATTACTTTTAGCTCCATAATCATGTATCTATTCTACCAAGAGTTAAAATCAAAGTGTTATCTCTTTGAGGATCTATCATTTTAATCTCATATACATTATTCATGTATACAACCCTTTGCGTATTCTTTATCACGGGATATGCTCTTACCTGAAAAACAACCGTTCTTCCAATAAACTGCTCCATAGCACTTACCCCATCCTTATCCACTACTAATGACATCTTTCTACGATATCCCTTGCAACGAAAGATTTCCTCATACTCCTTCACCACAAACCCGGTATCAGATTGATGCTCTCTCAACTCTTTAAATACCAATGTCTCATATAACAATCCAGCTCTCATAAACTATAATCCCTATACAGGGATAGCAAATATTTAACCCCTTGTTCCAATGGGCGGCTTTGGATGGTAATAACCTCTTCCCTGTATGCATAATACGCCCCTATTGATAAAAGTATAGCCTGCCGTATCGGTGCCGGGATAGACTTACCTCCACCGATAGAGGTAAGCTCTTCCACAGACACACATAATTCTTTAGCAACTTTCTCTTCCGCTACTTCTATCAGGGACTCAATGTATGCATCATCCCCATCGTAAGCATCCTCTATGTTTAAATGCTTTTTAGCCAAATCCAAAGTCACATACATACCCATATTATTTCAATGACGCAACAGTAAATGACTCTTTGCGGATCATCCCCATATTCCAGTAAGAGTTAACTACCAATCGGACCATGCCCTTTGTTGCCTGAGTGTATGGATCGACTGTCATATCAATAGCACCCCATTGACCTAAGAAATAATCGGCCCAATTCCCAAACACGATACCAAACTCATCCGTACTTTCCCCTAATTCTTTAGGAATATTATTAGTACGCAATGCACGATATCCGTTAATCATTCCCTGTCCGTCATTGCCAAAAATAAAGCCCCCTGCACCCGAAGCATCCTTTACTTTTGTCTTTGCCTTACCTACCAAGGACGGATTCATTATATATGCAAGATTACCAAACAAAGCGTTGTTCAAATCTGCACCAGTTTCCATCGCTACAATCTGAGCCCATGTCATATCGCCTTTGATCGTTTTGCTAATATTGGCTTCCTGAAACATCCCATCTGGCACATTATCCGCATGCACTTCCTTTCCAAACGCAGTCTGCTCAATTTTCTGCGCGATAGCTATTGCCATCAACTGACGGATAAGTCCTTCGACACTACGGTTCTCTTGAATCAGTAATTGTTTGGAAAGATCTACGTATGCCGTCAGACGTTTTGGAGTGAATAAATTTCCCTTTTTGAACGTTCCTGCACCATCCTTGGCCTCTTCATTTTCTCCTTCCCAAAATACATTTGTAGCGGAATGTTCTGGCCAATAGATGTTTCCAACCAGCCCGGTCATCATACGGACTCCCGCTTGAGACAATACGAGGTTGGATTCCAAGGGAAGAAGTAATTCTTGCTGCTCTTCATCAATTACTACCCCTGTAGTTTTTTCCGTGCCAGCCGTATATGCGGCACGCTTTGCATAGCTCATAGGAATGATCAACTCACCGCTATTTTCAGCCGTTGCCGCCACAGAACGATGAAGTTTTGTCGCTTCCTCGATAACAGCCGCCTCGCTATCCCTTTGCTCGGTTTTATTCATTTGCGCAAGGATGGCACGGCGAAGAGAAAACTGTTTATTCGTGGACTCCATGCGTCTTGCAGGTGCCTGACGATTTTCTGTTTCCTTCTCATCTATTTCCAGATTGATTTCCGCCATACGGGTTTGATTTCTTCCCAATTCTTCGTTCTCTTCGGCTGTGAACTGACGCTTTTCTCCCTTTGCCGCCTCAATGATTGATCTAGAACGACTTTGTAACTGTTTTTTTTCGTCCTTTAATTCTGTGATACTTTTTTCTTTTGCCATAAAATTAAATATTTAATGATTTCTCAATATTTTGATAATATTCTTCTGGTATGGTTGCCTTTTTACGCAATTCTTCTTCTGCAATCTCTTTGCCGCGCATATAAACAGAAGTCTTGCTGTATGCGGCATTATATACAGGAGAAACATCATACAAATTCCCGATCTTAGAAACTGTACGCTTCCAAGTTCCATCGTTTTTTTTCTCCCATGTATCCTTTTCAACATCAAAACAGAAAGAACTGGCTGATATCTCCCCTCTTCTTATGTTTTCTAACAATTCATCACCTAACGCTGTCTTTGGGGCTTCAAAACGATATTTTAACCCTTTTTCATCCACATTTAAAGAAAGAGACCCACTTCCATTATTGCTTCTAGCCAAAATACCCCGGCTTTGGGAATGATTCAAAAGCGCAAAAACATCGCTCTTCTCTAATACACCGTCCAAAGCACCCCGTTCTATAACTTCTTCAAAATATAATCCGTCCGATGGCGTATTAAAAAGAATGGCATACCCCTCAACTGTACGTTTTTCTTCGCTTTCCCCGGTCACTTGAACCTGATAGGCTGTATTTCTTATCTCTCTTTTTTCGTCCATTTTTATACTCTTTTACCGACTAACCATTTTTTTGTATGACAAAAATTTATTTTTTATTCTTTGCCTACCGTTTTTCATTTATAACAGGATTTTCTTCAACTCTCTGCACAACCGCATTGCTTAATGTTTGCATATTAGACTGCACGAAGGCGTTATCTCCGCCTTCCAAACGCGAATATCCCAATTCGCGTCGCGTTTCATTTGGTGTTATACCAGCTATATAAGACATCTCTTTATAAAACGATGCCTGAGCCGCCTTATCAGTACGCAAGATGGCAGAAGTATCAAATTCTGCAATAATTCGTCCTCTTTCCGAAGGAAGAAATATTTTTCTATTAATTTCCTGTTCTATCTTCGTTATAACAGCCAATACCGTATCTGTCAAATACTGAAGCTGGGTAGCCTCAACCGTTGAATAGCTTGATTTGGACAAATCGAACACCTTTACAGGAGAAACAGAAAAGAAACGGCACATATCAACCACATTAAACATGCGGCTTTCAATAAATTGGCTATCTTTCGGACTGATAGAGATAGGTTGATACTTCATATTCCCCTCTAATATGGCTATTCCATTTGGATGGCCATTCATAGGGTTGGTGCGTTCTTCCCACGTCTGATAAATCTGGTCCTTTTGTTTGCTGTCCAATCTGGCACCTTCAACCGTCAATATACCGGCTACACTGGCTCCACTTTTGAAAAAACCTGCCGCGTGCTCTTCTGTAGACGTAGATATATCAATTGTCTGTCTGGCATGTTCCAAAGTAGAAACACCAATTATACCATCATAAGAAAAATTAAGTACGTGAAACATATCCCGTGGTTCTATAAGCTCCTTGAATCCTACCACCTGATAACGCTTCCGCATAATTCCCTTCTTATCCTGTATCCATACAATGCTTACCTGACTAGAAGGAATATAAATCAACTGTGTTACATTTAGATCCTTGTCTCTTTCAATATATGCATATCCGTTCCCTGTAAGCAACACTGAAGCCATAATCGTTTTAAAAAACACATACCGTGTCATATCCTCATTCGGCTCCATATCCAAAATGTAATAAGCCGGGTGGTTTTTAGCCTCCTTCTTAAAACCATCCTTATCCAGTTCGTAAGTCTTCAACGGCAATACAGCAACACTATCCGAAATCAAATCAACACAACGATACACTGTAGAAAGAAGCATAGGTTTGCTTCTGCTGGCTAGTATCTGCCTTCCCCCGGTATAACTCCATGCAGTTACACGGGAAGTCTCCACTTTTGACGCTTTTCTAATTTCTAATCCAAAAACTTTCATTTGCTCGATTTTATCAGCTAACCTTTTTTTTGTCATACAAAAAGGTGTTTTATTCATCACGAACAAAACACCCCTCCCTGTAACAGTAATTATATTATGAATAAAGTTTTAAAGTGCCTTACATGGGTAATACATCAGGATGTCTCTGATAATATATCTTCGTCAACGCCTGCTTCAGTTCCTGATAGTTTTTGATGAAACCAAGCTCAATCCATTGGGCTATCTGTTGTTCCAACTCGTACATCTCACGTATCTTAGCCTCATCACCAATCTTATTACGCATTTCTGATTCATGTTTGCCATACACAATGATATTGAGTGATTTTGCTAAATCCTTAACCTTCTGCTTGAATACATCCTTCGGAAGTATAGAACAAACAGCCGCACACATTTTAGGATACGCATCACCGGCAAGATTCCTGTATTGAATCATCTCATCATATACGAAGCGTATTACCTTTACTTCAAAACGAGGATTAATCCACATTGCGAATTTTGTAAATAAGAAAGGATGCATCCATACCTCTTCTTTAGGTCTTCCAGCTTTACCTTTTTCTTTAACCTTACTTTTCTTAACTACTTGATTATCAATTTTAGGGCAATTTTGCCCTAAACCTACCTCATTAGCTTCTGCTATTAAGGCTTCAACAAACTTACATGTACTCACTGAATTTAAGAACACATCCATCTTGCGTTGTTCCTGTCCTGATAAGTTCCATTGCCGCAACAATTCTCCAGCATCGAAATATCCGTCTTTTGTTCTCTGACTAACTGTAAATTCACCCATTGGGCGAATCATGATTTGATTGGTCTTCATAATTTTTAAATTTGATTATACCACTAACCAAAATTTTGTATGACAAAAACAGAAAAAAAGAAGACTATTCTCACGAACCATCTTCTTTACATATTAATGAAAACAAACCAAATTTCATTATAAACCTTATAAATGTATGACAAACTAATAAAATTCTCCATATCTCGGAGACATCAGATAAACGCCTAACGCCTCAAGCATGGCTATCACCCCATCAATCTTCTTTTCTTCGAACTGCTTACTTGGCTTTGTATTTCCGTTCCTGTCCCTTGCCATAACCACATTCCTAAAACAATGGCGGTTTATCACATTATTATCAATTACCGCCTTTCCCGAAAGCATCAGGCGTTCCATTTCTTTTGTCGGTCGATTAAAATTACCTAAAGCCTGACTGAACTCCTGCATAGGCAATGCCTTCTCCTGTGCGTTTATCACAAACTGGGTTGCATTCCATGCATCATAGGCAATCTTTTGAATATAAACCCTATCCCTTATATCAAGTATATCGTTCAATATATAGTCGTAATCCGTCACATTACCCGGTGTGATTGTAATCAACCCTTTTCTTCTCCATTCCCCATAAAGCTCCTTGAATCTCTTTTCTTGCAAAGCCATTTCGGGAAGGTAATATTTCACTTTAAAATAATATTTTTCCGCCGTTGGGAACATGAATGCCGCACAAGTCAAGTCACTTGTACTGGAAAGGTCAATCCCCATATAACAATCCATATCCCTAAATTTTTCAAAATCCACATCAGAGGAAGAATCAAGTATATAATGTTCTGGAATCCATACCGTCTCAGCATCACACCACATATTTATATTCTTCGTTTTTATACCAACCTCTTCTGATGGAGAATTAATGGCTTTCTGAACCTGTTCACGTAAATATTTAGTTTTAACCGTAACACCTAAATTCGGATTACTTTTCCCCCACACAGCCTCATCTTTCCAATTATCACCTTCATCCAATGAATAAATCAAAGCAAATATCGTATCGTCTGTTTTCAATCCCTTAAGAATCTCAGTGCACATTTCCCGATACTGATAACAAGGACCAAGTTTATCAAAACCTGCTGTAGTGATAATAATTCCCATTGGATCATCACGCATACCCTGTCCGGACTGAAGCACATCTTTCAAACCCGAGTTTTTAGCTGCATGATACTCATCCAAAAGAAACATTGACGGATTGGGACCGTCCAGTTTTGAAGAATCAGCAGCTAGAACCTTCATAAAGGATAAAGTCCTATCAAAATTTATTTGGTCTCTAAATGATTCTAGATATTTGTGCTTAGGATCAAGACCAGATACAAAGTTACGACACATTGTAAAACTAACCTTCGCCTGATCCTTGGAATTAGCAGCTAGATAGACCTCTGCATTAGCCTCACCGTCTGCTATTAAATGATACAGGCAAAGAGCCGCAGCAAAAGCAGATTTTCCATTCTTTCTAGCCATTTCTATATAAACAAAAGATGTAAGACGGCTCCATGTCCCGTCTTCATCCTTTTTATAAAACCCATAAATATTAGCTACCGCAAATTCTTGCCACGGAAGCAAAACAAACGGCTTCCCAGCGTGCCTACCAGTATAATGCCTCAACAATGCAATAAATTCAATGGCGTAATCTACTCTTTCCTCCCTGAATTCAACATCATCCCTTTCAAACAAACTATAAAAACGCTCTACAGCCAGTTTGATATATTCTCCTACTAATACTTTCCCATCACGCACATCCGCGGCATACTGATAGTATTTCTTCATCGCTTAGATTTTGAACCCTTTCTGATAAATTCTTCCAAAGGAGATTCCTCATCATTGTCAGACTTCATCGCTTTTATAGTTCCACGACTTTTTATAGTAAGACCGTATTCGGTCATTATCTTCATTACTTGCGCATAATTCTTGGTCGCTATGTTCTGAGCAGGATTAGCGGCCTTCTCATACTTGATCATTATTACGGGGCCTTCCTCTAATAATAATTTGGTCGCTTGTAAATACATCTCATAACTCGTAGCCAACATCCTTAATGCACCAATATCTATATTCTGAATTGCCTTTCTCGCATTCAACTCCTTTACTACATCTTTCATAAATTTCTGTGTTTCCAATGAGAGATGCTCTGGCATTATAAATTTTACCATATTACTTTTTTTATAAAACCGTTATTTTGTCATACGTCATTTTTTAACTGTTAATATTTTAACAAATTCAAAATTTGAAAAAGTTCCGTGTGTGTGAAGAGGGGTCGGGCGAGGTTGGGAAGATCGTTTTCTAGAAAAAATCCCCCCCCTATCTTCTTCCTCGTCTTACTACATCCTTTTTTATCTCATTATTGTTGTGGATACGTTGATGACATCTCTTGCATAAGCTCATAAGGTTGTCATAATCGTATGCGAGTCTTTTCCTTTCGTTTATATCATCTACTCCCATGAAAGATACAATATGATGTATATCTTCTGCCGGGACAGTATTGCCATCCTTTAAACACAATTCACATAAAGGATTATTAATCAATTTCCATTCACGCAATCTACGCCATCTCTCAGAATCATATATCTTTCTACGCTCCTGATTATACATATTATTCGTCTTGGGAATCATTTTCTTTACTTTTTCTATAGTCGGCATAAGGTATCTCTTTTAACAATTTATTATCATTTATAGTTTGAAATTCAATCATCTTAAAACGATAATGAAAGTATTCCACTAACTCCTTATCTGTATTAATAGCGGATGCTCTCTTATCTTGTGATACATAAAGGACTGTATCTTGAAATATATCTTCATAACTTTTTGAACAGAAACAGCCATAACTACGATACCCGCATAACTCTTTCAGCTTTGAATAATTACGCTCAATCATAGCCATAATCCTTTTATTAATCTTTCCTGTCTTTATTCTTCTCATTGTTGATTCTCCAATTTCCCGATTTATCAATCAGTTCCTCCACGCATCGCATTATCATACCTCTAACTATCACAGAAGTATTCGTCCCTGTAATATCAGATAATTCACTTAATAGCATAGATGTTCGGTCATCCACCCTAATTACTAATCTTCTATTTTTACCCATATTCTATACTATTTGAATTAAAGAATTGCACAATCACATGTTTCAATCTAGACTTATCCCTCATGATTCACCTCCTTTAATCTTTTAATTAGTTCATGCAGTTCTCCGTCAATTATTATTCCGTTATTTACTTCCATAATTATTTTCTCCTATGCGTTTTACGGTTTTTATTCTTCTTCCTGCGTTTCGCAATCTGCTTGTTTGTACACCTATCATCTTTTGGGCGATATTTTTTCATTTTGGGTGCATCACACGGTTCTAAAGGAGAAATATCACTATATGGATTATAAATCTCATAACAAGTATTTTCATTCCAAAAAATTTCGTTCTGCATATCTCAATCTCCTTTTTCTTTAATTCTCCCTAGTACATCCCTGTTGGCTTCGAGTATCTCATCGAAAGACGGAATGGGCATCCACATGTCACACTCGTAGCCGTTCCAATCCTCAAATTCAAATCCTCCGTCTGTCGCAACGTATGGCGATCTCCCGGATGAAACAACGATATAGCCACTAACAATCGCTCCATTTGATACCATTCTGCAAAGGACAAGCTTGTTAGGCTCCGGCAACCGCTCCTTAACGCTTATCCACGGTGATTGCTTCGACTGCCATTCGGCACCTTGAACGAAATTAATCTCTCCAAACTTTGCCAAATCTTTACCAAACAAAGTTCTATCAACTGTCCTATGATTAAACAGGATATTTTCTCTTGCTGCTTCTTCTACTGTCTGTTTCATATCAAAATACTATTTTAAAATCTTTTCCTTTTAACGTAGGAAGCCTGTCGGTAACAAACTTCTCCAATTCCTGTTCGTCTATCGGGAACAATGGGCAATATTGGTATCTGAACGTATGTACAAACCGCCCGTCAAGCATCACATCAAAAACCAGTGTTTTCATATCTTGTTTACTTTTGTCCATAAACTAAACTCGGTATAGAGATATTCCCATTTATCCCTGTAACGGTATTTGTCGTTTGGGTATTTGCAACGGACACAATAATCCGTCTTGTATAAAACTTCGTATATTACTCCCCTGTGTTCAAACAGTTCGTGACTATCAAGGGTTCCTACTTCTACCTTTTCCATCATCGTTATATAGCTTTCTAACTTCATTCATATTTATATCGTTTTGAATTATTGTTTAAATTCCGGTAAAACACCGAGATATAAGTACCGATTATCAACGGTTCTGTGTGCTGTAATGTAGAATAATACATCGCCTTCATTTTTAATGGCGTCGCATCCTTGTATAAAGTCTCTTGAGTAATATGCAGGAGGTATGATTTCCCCTATATAGTTATATAACCTTTCGTCAATATAATCACCTGGCGATAAAAAGTCATCCAAGTCTTTATCCTGTTTTACCCATTGTTTAAAAGTCTTTTTCATTTCTGTTCGATTTTGAATTATTTTTTTATAACTACCGCCATTGTACTAATAGAAGTGCCACTCTCTTTAAACTCGCCTGCGCTGATTTCAAACACTTCTCCATGTACTTCTTTCAGCCAGTTGCGGAAATCAATACATCTCTTTTCCGAAGCGAATTTCCAGTGTTGGCTGGTTATTGCTGCAAGTGTGCCGCCTTCTTCCAACCGATCATACATAAGCCTGACATGCTCTATATCCTGATTACCGGAAAACGGAGGATTTGCAATAATCTTAGTGTAACTACCTACACTGTCTTTGGTAAAGTCTTCATCAAGCAATATTACGTTGTTAAGGGTGTGAAGAAATTCTCTGTTTTCCGGCATCAGCTCATAACACTCAACCATCACAGAAGGACAAGCTCGGTGAATTGCTTTAATAAGCGCGCCACGCCCGGCACTTGGCTCCAGTACCGTATCATCCTCATGTATCCCTCCGGCAAGCATAACCAGCCAGTCGGCAACATCGGCCGGAGTTTCAAAAAACTGGTAATCCTGCTGTAGGTTGCACCGTTTACCCTCTTTCAAAACGGAAAACACACGTTTCGGATTAAACGGGAATGTGAAACCCTGTATCTTCCCACCTTGCCATGAGCCGCCGGCTTCTTCTATCCACTTCTTTGCTTCGGCATAAGACTTTTTGTTAAATTGAACTTGAGGAAGTTTCAGAACACCGTCCTCAAGAGTACAATGTTTCAATATCTCTTCCACACTCCATTTTTTGCCTTCGTCAGCCTGCTTTTTCTTTTCAGCTATCGGAACATCCGGCGCTAACAGTGAAGATATTTTTTCTACAACTATGTTGTTTGCGTCCATGAAGGCACTGACGCAAGATATCGCTTCGATCAAGAAATCGGTGTCAACATGCCCGGCATCGTCATAGATGTCTATCCCTTCGGTCATGGATGACAGTTCATTGAGCTGCGCAACACTACCATGTAACGTTTCGATTAAAATCTTTTTTTTGTTCGTCATAACTTTTTTGCAAATAAATTCTAGTTGTGTCTACACTCCCATGGCCTAAAAGGTCAGCGAGTTGAATTACATCTTTGTTTTTTTTAAGGAACATCTTAGCGAAAAAATGGCGAAAGGCGTGTGCGTGCATCTTCTTTGAATCAATGCCGCAATGTTTACCCCATGCTTTCAAGTGCTGGGAAAAGCCTCTCTGGGTCAACGGTCCGAATCTCCCTACCGCAAAAAGCCCGGTCTTACCATGTTCCTTAGCATAGGCCTTCGCTTCTTGCTGCAATTGCTTTTGGAAGAAAAAACGTCTGTACTTGTTACCCTTTCCTTTTAATGTCACTTCCCCGGATATGATGTCTTCCCACGTGAACTGCTGGAATTCCGACAGACGGGCACCCGTTGTACCCAATACCTTGATAAAAAAGTAGTAATCCTTATTGTTTTTTCCCTTGAGATATTCCAACAGCCGGTTATATTCCTCTTCGGTCGGCACATTGTTCACATCAAGCTTGCGCTTTATTTTGGGGCGATTCAGCTCTATAGGCTTCTTCAGCCATTTAGAAAATCTTTCGATTGCTGTAATCCGCAAACGGATGGTAGCGGGAGATAATTTTTCTTCTTCAAGACTTTTTATAAACCTCCTGCAATTATCCATGTTTACCTCATTGGCGTATTCGAAATACTTCTTCATGGATGTATAATAGATATAAACTGTATGAGAAGAGTAATCATTGTTGTCAGTCAGCCATATAATGAAATCATTAAGTTGTTTCTTGTTCTTATCCGAAATGACATCAAGTTTTTCCAAAGGTTTCACCGCCTTTTCCCTTTTTCCATATCCGATGTTGAGATAGGATAATAGATCGCATATAGCTGAACACATTAGCGAATGACGCACCATGACATCTGCATTTTCACGTTTGTAATTCAAATAACCACGGCGGTTCACTTCTTTGGTCATCTCTAAAAAATCCGTGACATGCTTGATATATTTCCCGACAGTATCATAAGTCCTGCCTGTTGTGTATAAGTAAGAAATATAATCAGTTAATATCTTCTGCCTGTCATTATTCATAATCTTGTTTAATTAAATTATACCAATCATTGCTATCTTCAAAAAAACATCTGTATCCATTAGCCGTATGTTTGCCTCTCACTTTCCGACATATAGCACTGATCAAAGAAGGAGCCACGCCAATCATCTTACCAGCCATTTGTATCGAAGGGAATACTCCACATAATTTCTCATCCTTTATCAAAACAACGCTCTTTTTATTCATGCCTGCACCAGTCTTATGCCAAGCCCCACGTCCTTTAGACAGATTTTTTATACTTCTGGCCTTGGAACGTTTTGAATGATAAACCATTTTACGACCCTTGTTGTGAGAAACACAACCCTTTAAAAATCGTCCGGTAATAAAGTCTCTCTCAAATCGCTCAGGCGGTATATATAATTCACTCATATCTCACTCCTTTCTTTCTTTTTATGTATAAATTGTTTTTCCATAAATTTTAGCGGCAGCATATTCAAGATTACACCCCTTTGAATCAACCCAACCAGGTGCAAAATAAACGACGTCACATTCCAAAAGCCCTTCTATATCCTTCCCCATGTGATAGGAGTATGGTTTTTCGCTATCTGGAGATAGATCGAAAGGTGTCACAACTTCAAAACCTTCCTCTTCCCACATTAGCTTGTAGCTTTCTGCTTCCAAGGCAACGGCGTTAAGTGAGAAGCCACTAATTGGCAGGCTGATATATAGTTTCTTTTTCTTCATTTCTATATCGTTATGAAGGTTTATTAATTACCAAGTCGCACTCAGGTGCCCATCCTAAAGATTTCGCACCATCCCATACATTGTATAACCATTCATCCACATATCCCTTTTGTGGATTAAAATTAGAATGATGGAGGTTAATTATCTCAACCTCTTTGCCAATCTTAGATTTATCTGGATGATTGGCTATTTTTACTTTTTCTCCAATCCTAAATTTAGCTTCCATTACTTCCGTTTTTTAGTTGGTATATAAATTGGGGATGCTTTCCCTTTATTGTTTTTGTTTATGCCATTCATTTGTTCAACCATCTTTTGATTGAAGATGGCTGAACCAGCAAGACCTTTGATATTCTTTCCCATATTAGTTCCTTTCTATATCGTTTTGAACCATTTTCCTGATGTCAGGTAAATGGTAATTATTATCAATTAAATTCTTATTGTAATATCAGCAAGCTATTAATCAACTTCCACTAACTCACCGTTTTTCAGTCTATACCATGTATCAGCCTTGACAACATCACCATCAACTACTACAGCCTTCCAATCAACAATATCATACGTATTATCCCTTTCCTCAGCTATGACCAAAATTGCACCTATTCCGCCTTTTACCTGAACATTTTTTCCTCTTGCTACTGACAAACCATTAGATCCTGTTAAAGCCTTTCCTCTTGCCGTGGCAGCACCACAATCACCAGCCGTGGCAGCACCACTATAACCAGCCGTGGCAGCACCATAATCACCAGCCGTGGCAGCACCACAATCACCAGCCGTAGCAGCACCATAATCACCAGCCGTAGCAGCACCACTATAACCAGCCGTGGCAGCACCACAATCACCAGCCGTGGCAGCACCACAATCACCAGCC